ATTAGGAATCCAGAGCACTGGACTGGCGGTAAGTCACCCTTCACTTACTTAGCCATGCCAGCTGTACTTGAGTTTGACGATAAGCCTGAGAAGTGGAAAACACTCTGGGCACGATCTGATAGACCGCTGGATGGGGCTGACGAGTTTGACGATCCAGAATTGCTTACACCCGATGATAACGGGCACTTTGTAAAGTGGGATGGTAGGCGACTGTTTGAACGTCGTAGCGAGGTTAGCCCCTCCACGTGGGCACTTGTTTATCAACAGCAAGATGTCGAAGAAGATGCAATCTTCCCCCTTCCCATTGTTAACGGTTCAATCAACCGAATGCGTAAGGTCGGGAAACTTAACTTTAACGCGCCTGGTCACCCTAGTTCTCAGGGTTCTTGGTTTGTTATCATGGGACTTGATCCTGCAATGTCAGGCAAGACTGCTATGGTTGCTTATGCAATCAATCGAGAGACTAATAAGCGGTATGTGCTTGATGTGCATAACATGGCTGAATCTACGCCACAGAAAATTGATAGCTTAATCAAAGAATGGGTAGAACTATACAACCCACAAGAGCTACGCATTGAAATCAACGCTTACCAGAAAGCCTTCTCGCTTGATAATGATCTGCGAATGTGGCTTGCCAGCCGTGGTACTGCACTACGGGAACACTTCACCAGCAAGAACAAGTGGGATGTTAACTTTGGTGTAGCTGCAATGTCTTCCCTATTTGGTAGTATGCGAGATGGAAAGTACAATAGAGATAACCTTATTGAGCTTCCCGATAACTCTAACGAACACGTTAAGGCTTTAGTTAACCAGTTAATTACCTGGAAAGCTGATACTAAAGGACCAACCGACTGTGTTATGGCACTGTGGTTCTGCGAGATCAGAGCAAAAGAATTAATTCAACAAAGTAATTTCAGAACGGCTCATGCAAATAACAAGTGGGCAACAAGAAGAAACGTTGCTATGCAAGGTATTGTAAACCTTGACGAAATGGCAATGGAATCATTGTCAGGTCTATACTAGGAAATTAAATGGCATTATCAACCGAGCAAGTTACCAATAAGGTATTAGCTCTAACACGGCGATATAGCGCACGTGACTACAGAATGGCAGATATTACTGCTGTTCGTCGTGGCAACATGGAGTCCGTGTATCCAGATATGTTCCCAGAGGGCATGTCTCGTCCAATGATTGCCAACTTTGTTGATGTTGCTGCTCGTGACATTGCTGAAGTTCTTGCTCCACTTCCTTCCTTTAACTGCTCAACACCAAGCATTAACTCCGATAAGGCAAAGAAGTTCTCTGACAAGCGAACTATTATTGCTAACAACTACGTTGAGTTCTCTAGCCTTCAGACCCAGATGTACACAGGTGCTGACTGGTACTTGACTTATGGCTTCCTTCCAATCTTTGTTGATGCCAACTTTGATGCCAAGATGCCACACATTCGCATTGAGAATCCGATGGGTTCCTACCCAGAGTTTGATCGCTTTGGTCGTTGTGTTTCATTTACCAAGAAGTACATTAAAACAATTCGTGAATTAATTCTTGACTTCCCTGAATACGAAAGCGCAATTGTTGGAAGTCTTGGTCGTGACATGACTGACTATGACACCAATATGGAACTAATGCGTTATGAAGATGCTGATCAGATAGTTCTTTTCTTACCTCAACGTGGTAACTTAGTTCTTCGCAAAGCTAAGAATCCAATTGGAATGCTTTCCGTTATTGTTGCTCGTCGTCCAGGACTTGACCTAGATGACCCACGTGGTCAATTTGATGACGTACTTTGGGCACAGATTGCACGTGCTCGCTTTAGCATGTTGGCTATGGAAGCTGCAGAAAAATCTGTACAAGCTCCATTGGTTCTACCTAATGACGTATCTGAATTTGCCTTTGGTCCTGACTCTGTTATCCGCACTAACAACCCTGCTGGTGTACGTCGTGTAGCTCTTGAATTACCTACTGGTGCGTTTACCGAACAGCAACTACTTGAGCAAGAAATGCGTATGGGTGCTCGTTACCCAGAGGGAAGATCAGGTAACATTGATGCGTCTATTATTACAGGTTCTGGAGTTCAAGCACTTCTTGGTGGCTTTGATTCGCAAATAAAAGCTGGTCAGCAAATTCTTGCTGAAACCTTCCAGAAGGTTATGGAACTTTGTTTCCACATTGATCAGACCCTATTTGACGAAGATAAGACTATGGCTGGTATCTATCAAGGTGCGCCATACGAAATTAGTTACAAGCCATCTAAAGACATTAAGAGCGACTACAGCATTCAGGTTCGTTATGGTGTTATGGCTGGACTTGATCCATCACGCGCACTTATCTTCTCACTACAGGCTTTGCAAGCTGGCTTGCTATCTCGTGAGTTTGTAATGAGCGAGCTACCTTGGAGCATGAATGTTGGTCTTGAAAAGGATCGCATTGATATTGAGCGAATGCGAGATGCTCTTTCTGGATCTATTGGAGCATTAACTCAAGCAATTCCACAAATGGCTTCTAATGGTGCAGATCCTTCAGAAATTATTGAAAAGATTGCTACAGTAATTGACATGAAAAAGAAGGGCACCTCTATTGAAGATGCCGTTATGAAAATTTTTAAGAAAGAAGAAACTGAAGTAGAAGAAGCTCCAGGAATGGCTGAACAACCTGAAGCTCCTGAAGGAATGCAACAGGGTGCTCCACCTGCTCCTATGCCAGAACAACAAGCAGGTCAGCCAGCAGGACCACCACCAGATGTTGCTAGTATTCTAGCTCGTCTGGGTGGCGGGGCATGACAGAAGAAGAACGCTTAGCTTTATTTAGAAGTAAATTAAAAGATCTACTAGATGATTATGGTAGAACATTTCATCAAGATGGTGCATTTTGCACTACATATTTTGTTACTGCAGAATTTTTTGATGGTGACGGTCAGTATTGGGCAAGCACAATATTTGATGATAAGTCACCAATATGGCATGTAACTGGATTAATTCAACATGCATTAGAAAATGATTTTAATGAAGAAGAAGAAGAGGATTAGTTATGGCACAGCAAGGTGGTAAGCGACCAGTTCGCACTAATACTCAAGCTAAGCCAGTATCTGGACCAGGTGCTTTGTCACAGCGTACTGATATGATGACTGCAAGTGATCCCAATGTTTATGGTGATCGCAAAGCTACTGAAGAACTAATGGCTGGTGCTCAAATGGCAAAGCAACAACCAATGCCATCTGCTCCTCCTCTTACTGGATTGTTTGAACCAACCACTAGACCAGATGAACCAGTTACTGCTGGAAATCCTTTTGGTCCTGGACCAGGTCCTGAAGCACTTGTGTTACCTGCACGTACATTTAATCCTACAGAAATTCTTACACGCTTGGCACAAAGTGATCCAAGTGGTGAAGTAGAAATGATACTTCGTGAACTAAACAGTAAGGGTATTGTTTAGTGACAATTCAACCAATGGGACTTCCTGAAGAACAGAGTGGTTTAACCCAAGTTGGAGACTTAACTCAGGTTTCAGGTTTAACTCAAACTCAAAGCATATTTAATAAAACTCAAAGCGATCCCTCAACTGCTGCTAAACGTACTCTAGATGCATCTGTTGCGCGTGTTTCTCCTGCTCTTTATGCTGCTGGTTCACGTGCTTCTTTAACTCGTGAAGAAAAAAACCTTATTGAAAACTGGTCGCAGGTTCGTGAGAAGCATCAGCAATTAATGAAGATGAGCAATAAAGATGCTGCTGACTCTTTTACTAAGCTTGAACCTGGTTTTCAGGAAGCTTTAAAACAATATTACAAAATTGATTATGCTAAGAAAAATGATGGTCAAGTATTAATTCAAAACGATGATGTTCGTAAAGCTCTTGGTATTGAAAATAGTACTGGTGATGGAAATATTAGTTATGGTGATGTAGCAAAAAGTCCATTTCAATTTTTAATGGGTGCTGCTACTCAGTATGGTAAATTTATTAATACTCCTGGCAGTATGCTGCAAAACTCTGTTGTTAATAAAGAATCTTTCTGGAGCCGTAGTAACGGTGAAGTAGCCTTTGATGGTAAGTATCTTTATGACAATGATTTAGCTGATGAATTAGTTAACAAGTATGGTGGCGCAGAAAGCTTTGTAGCCATGCATGTACTTGCTGGTGATACTCCTGGTGAAATCATTGACGCATGGGGTCCTAATGATCCAGCAATTCTTGCTGCAGTTAACACAATGTTTAACGAACAAGAAGCATTTAATGTAATGCTTGGTGAATTTTCAAGAGCACAATTATCTCCTGGTCGTATTGCTGGTCGTTTTCTTAATGAAAAATTAGGAATTGATACAAACAACAACACAGCATGGTTTAGTGTTGGAACTGGTGCTATTGACTTTGCTTACCAAATTTTTGCTGATCCATTAACCTATTTAACTCTTGGTGCTTCCGCTGTTATTAAGGGTGCAAGCAAAGCAGAAAAACTTGCTAACATGGTTAAGTCTGGTGCCGATGTAAATATGCTTCTTGGTATTCCTGAGGTTGCAAGTTACTACGGTAGGTACACTAAGTTAATTGGTGAACTTGGTGGGGCAATGGCTATTAATGCTACTACTAGTGCAGCTAAAGCAGCTAAGGCTAGTCAAGTTGCACAAATCACAAGAAAAATTGAAATGGATCATGCTGACATTGCATCTCCAGATGATATTAAAACTTGGCTAGATTATGGTGTAACAGATCTTGATAGTTTTAAAAATCTTTTTGCAGGAGAAGGTGCAAAGGAATGGACTAGGTTAATTCGCGGTAAAACAGTAAGTACTGTTTATGCACGTGAAGGAGTTGCTTATTCTAAGCGTTCTCGTGAATCTACTATTAAAGTTAAAAAGAATTTACGAAATATTTTTCTTGGCAAAGAAGAAGATATAGCTACTGGTACAAGTGATTATGAAAAAGTTAGAGCAGGTTTATTAGGTGACGAACCTTTAGACATTGAAATTGCAATTAATAAAAAGCAAAATACTTTTCAGCGTTTTATTGAAAGACAAACAAGACTGCATCCTGGGCGTTCTGTTGTTTATCAC